AGGGAGTGGTAAGCCACCGAAGAAACTAGCCAATCATCTGAAGGAACTTGGCATATCGGCGGAGACTTATCTAGAGGAGGCACGTCGGAAAGCCAAAGCGGCTGGGCTGGCATCGGAACTCCTAGACTGGGCAACGGACGGGACACATAAGTTTGAGATAATGGACGAGGAGGGTCATACAGTAGAGTTTGGAGCAGCGGGTATGGGCGATCATATTCTATACACATTACTGAAGGACCCACTGGCAGATAAACATCGCAGAGCGTACTTAGCACGGGCGAGGAAGATAAAGGGTGACTGGAAATCATCAAAGTACTCTCCAAACTCACTAGCCATAAAGGTACTATGGTAGAATGCCGTAGAGAAGCAATTGTATCAATGAAATCCATTCTATGAATATCATTGATAATCGTATTTGTTAGGAACCCCAGCCGTACCTTTTACATTAGACGAGCGTTGAGGGACTTCTTGCCGCCAGCGACCGGCGCCGCAGCGTGGTGACGACCACCGTCCATAGCTGGCGCCTCCGCCGGCTTGGACTTGCTGTAGGCACCCATCGCCTTGTGGGCGATGTTCGCCATACCGTGGAAGGAGCCGGCGCCAACAAGGCGGTCCAGTTCTGAGCGAGTCGCCATCTGGGCGAGGGGCGCCGAGATGATATCCTGTTCCGAAAGTACCCCTTTAATGATGCGAGACGAGCCACGGATAGACTCAAAGAAGCCAGAGTTGGCAGTAATGACGTATAACTGAGGTACGACCGTAAAGTCGGACTGATTGAACACTTGGAGATTGAACTGGAGAGTGAAGTTACCCACCAAGGAAGGGGCTTGTCCCGACTGGAGAGTAATGTCTTGGGACGGCTTGAGCACGAGGATAGAGCCGGCGAGCGGTACATTCGCACCCTGCTGGCGTGTCGTGAGGGCGACAGTGCCGGCTGTTGCGGTGTTAGGGGTACCATGGTTCGCCTCGGAACCCTTGCCGAGACCGGACCACGCAGCCCAGTCCATATCCAGACCGTTCTTAACGGACATATTGTAGAGTTCTTGGGTTGTAACAGACGAGAGGAGACCCGAGAAGTTATCAAAGTTCACGCTGAGAGGGCGGTAGTTGACTGTCTGACCGGCAGTTGGGGAACCAATAGCGAGGTACCAGTCACCCTGCTGGTAATCGGATGCGGCGGAGCCATTGCTGCCCGTAAGTCCGACCGAGGGGATATTGTATCCACCAACCGGCTTGACGTAGATAATGAGGAGATCGGGGATAGTTGGGAGCGTGATGGTCTGGCTCTGTAACTGTGTAGAGGCACCGGGAGCGAGTGCCGCACCGTTAGACGCATTAGAAATGTAACGAGGGAACTCCATGTATGGTACGACCGACTTAGGTGGGAGAGGTACATCAAGGGAGGGAGTGAGGAACTGTACGTTGAGTGTAGTATTCTTGAATACTCCACCGGGTACGGATGAGTTGAAGGCGAGCGAGCCGGGGACAATCTGGCGTCCGTTCTGCCATGTGCTACGGAATGTACGTAACTGCGACGCCGGCTGTAAGTTAGCAACCAACTGAATGTTATTGATACCGAAGAGACCCGTCTCCCATTCGCAGTGGTCCGAGAAGACAAAGGGTGAGAGGACAATTGGCTCAGTCGCCTCCCAGTAGACATAGACTGGGAGAGCGAAGCCGCCGGGCTGGACGGAGGCACCCGTGACGGTGACCACCGGGACACCCGTAGAGCACGAGATAGCATATGTAGCACCGCTCAAATCAGTACCACCGCTGTATGTGGCGGGGTTGATATTACCAGCGGCATCTGTGAACCAGAGCGATGGGTAGGCACCATTCTGGACATTGTCATAGTCTGTGCCGTCGTTGTAAGCGCCGAGGGGGTTGTTGTTCGCACCGAAGGCATCGTTATACGATGCATACTTATCAAGCATAGTTGGTGATGTGCGGACGAGGCGATTCTTCTTGTAGTCCGTGAGACGGAGTACCTCCTTGAGAACATCTTGGGAGTTGAGAATGACCGTTGTATCGTTAATCGTGGCTTGGAGTGTGGCGCAGAGGGAGTTAATAGGGAAGGCAGTGAGGGCAAAGTCCAGACCGGGGGCGATAACGACGTTACCAGTAGCCCAACCCGCCGAGGAGAGACCCGTAGCGGGCACGCACTTCTTGACGCTGAACTGCTGGTAGCAGCCAACGGACCACTGTACCTTACGATCTACGAAGACGTTCTCTGATGGCACATACACGTTAAACGTCATCTGCGACTGGGTAGCGGCAATAGCGTTGAAAGGAGCATTTGTCAGACTCAACGCACCTTTCTCTACGGCATACTTAGGGCGGGACTGGACAATACGACCGTCCATGACTGTCATCTTTTCTATGTCGGCCGACATCGGATTTATAAATAGGGAGACGATAATAATTATAGGATTATAAAAATTGACCCCCCCCCTTTCGGGCTTCAGAATGCCGGACTATTCAAAAGGCAAGTTTTTTTAGGATTTTCTAGATATGATTGTATTTGCCAGCGGCTCCCTTCCTTCTAAACAAAATCTTTATTGTAACCGTAGAGAGATTGAACATATTGACGGGATAGAGTTGTCCGTCAAGGCGACCACGCCACCAGAGTTGAATATCAATATTACGGAGTTCTCCACTGCCGGCAATATCGGCGAGACGGTACTCGGCGGTTGGCTGGTACTGTACGAAGTTACGGTAGATATCAGCACCTAGCCCACCAATATCCAACTCAAGGTCTGTAATGATAGGCTGGAAAGCGGACGGTGATACAACGCCGGACTGACCGATATCTCCAGAGCCTACATTTGTAGGGTCGCTCTGGGCTTCCTTTACGACTGGGATTAACTGTGAGGTGAATACAAGATTGGCAATCGGTGACCACATAGTATCTACGCATGAAAAATCCTGAGTAATCACCCAATAGACTTTCTGGTAGTTAATAGTGCCGCCGCCGGGATACACGGCAGTTCCAGAGGGCACAAATCCTAGAGGTGGAGTACCAGAATAGGGAGCGAGACGGTAATCGTTGACATTCGTATAGTTTTTGTTATTGAATAAGATTTCGTATGTAGCACCATCTACGTTTGTAAGAGAGGGTGCTCGCCACGTTGGAGTACCGGGCACGTTCTGCGCAGTAATAGGCACTGGTACGGTGAGTGTATTCCAATAGAGGACCGAGAATCCATTCATGAGACCGTATGTATTGCTATTCATAAACATACGGCAGTAGGGACTGACGGTAGGTGTGCCGACGGTTGTCTCATTCGTAAATGTCGTGAGACGCTGTCCCCAGCATGAACTATCCGCATAGAGAGATAGTTCTCGGTTTCCGGACTGTCCATTTTCATTGTAGATTAACTGGGGCATAAGTCCTACACCGTTACACCAATCAGTGAATGAGGCATACGGTAGAGCATCGTCCGTAGCATTCGTCCATGCGGTAACAAACTTGTTATAGAGTTGTATCCACGCACTAACGAGAGTAGTATTGAACTGGTTGACAACATAGGAATAATCTAGAGCCCACCACCAACGATTTGCAAGGTCTTGGGAGTAGATAGGACCGGGTTGAGGAGGTGGTGCTACAATAGAATTATTAATCTGAGGGAACCACTGGAGATACACTTGAGGACTCGTAACACTGATCGTAACCGTTCCAGCCGTTACATTCCAGATTTGCTGGTATGAGAGTGTAAAAGAATAGACTGTATCAACGCTACCGTTATCAAGGTTGAACACGGAACCGTTGGGAGGAATATATGTCCAGTATGTATTGCTTGAACCTTCGGATGGCGCATTTCCAGACGAAGCAGTATTACCAGTAGCACACGTATAGACTAGACCATCGGAATACAGTACAGTATTTCCTACAACATAGACAGTGCCGAGCGCCCATTGGGGATATGATGGTAGTGTAGAGAGTACATTCCAGTAGGGTGTAGTTGGTGGGGGATTATTTGTAGATGCGACAACGCATGTATAGTTAGAACCGCCGTACGATACGATTGTGCCGGGAGTGTATGAAACTGTATAATCCCATGGTGTTGCCTTCTGTAGAGAGTAAGAGATAGGGGTGAGTTCTACGCTTGGACAGAAGAGAGGGAGGTCTAAGTTAGCACCGTTCATAGAGAAACGAACAATACTAAAATGATAATCAGCAACATTACGGAGGAGTGCCTTATCACGAGTCTCGTTGAAACGGACTTGCGGGTCAAGGAAAGCGACACCGTTATTCTCGTCATACTGGGTATTATTCACGATGGTGCCGTTGTACCATAGGTAATCTGGCTCGTCGGCGATACCACCCGATGACTCAAGTCCGCCACGATAAAAGGGCATTTCTATATGAGGGTCGCATTTTATTTTTTCAGAGCATTATAAGTAAGACCAGCAACAAAGTTATCCGGTGATAATCCGCTGCTCCGGACTGCCGCATCATACTTATCAATACTCTTAGGAGCGTAGAGTAGCCGTGCGACTGCGTGTCGTCCGCACGTAGCGACATTCCTACCGCTACTCTGGAACGCTTTTGTATTATAATACACTGGCTTACCGGAGGCTCGTAGTAATTTTGTTAGAAACGGTTGGGAGATATCAAGTGCCTCAAGTTTAGAAGGTGGTATGCCCTCTTTCTGTTTTTCGGGGGCATCACCATACGGATCAAAGAACTCAATACTGCTAGGTCGGTTAATCATAGCGACCCAATGTCCCATTGTTGGAGAGACATTGGGTACAAGCATGACACAGCGTCCCTTCGCATCAAATGCCTCTTCTATGGACGACATCTCACCGAGCATAGGATATGTTATGATTTTGATATCATTTCCTAAGATTTTGCGAATATCTGAGTCGCTAAGGGAATAGCCTTTGACTCGCTCTACCATTTACTTTAGGCGACTTATTTTATTCTTATACTGTAGTAGAATGTCGTACGCACAGTGGGCAGCAAATGTCTATTATGCTGTAGGAAATATTGTTATGAAAGGTAATACTGAATACATTTGTACGACACAGAACTTAAGTTCAACGAGTAATATACCTCCTAACCTATCCTTTTGGTCTGTCTATACTCCCGGTATTGCTGGACCTACGGGTGCTACGGGACCATCGGGGGGTCCTATAGGTCCTACGGGTTTGACGGGTTCTACGGGTCCTACTGGACGCACTGGTTCTACGGGTTCTACGGGACCTATGGGATTTACGGGGTCTACCGGTTCTACGGGTTCTACGGGTTCTACGGGTTCTACGGGTACTACCGGTTGTACTGGACCGGTAGGATCTCAAGGAGCCACTGGTGCGACTGGGTCTACGGGTAGTACGGGCAGTACGGGACCTATGGGTTCTACGGGTGCGAACGGTGTGATGGGTTCAACTGGGTCTACTGGTAATACCGGACCGGCTGGTGTGACTGGTCCGATTGGTATAGGATCCACGGGACCTACGGGTGCGGCGGGTCCGGCTGGACTTACACCGGTCGCTCCTACCGGCAGTACGGGACCTACTGGTATTGGCGGTCCTACCGGTTTTACTGGACCTATAGGCACTGGACCTACGGGACCGGCTGGACCTATTGGTGTTACGGGACCAATTGGACCTTTGGGAAGTTATCCGTCCGGACTCGCTACTGGTCTATCGTGGGTAGGAGGTGCCTACGGAAGTGGATATCTCTACCGTGCGACAATTACGAGCGTCGGCGCCAGTTTATCCGCATCGTCCGTAGTCAGTGCTGGAATACAGTTGCCTACGTATGCGACACCCGAAATCAATGATATGATAAATTGTCGTCTGTATGGTTGGCTTGTATCATCGGCGAATGGCGGGTCTATCACCTTTTACATAGCCAATACACCATCATCACCATCGGATTTTACTATTGCGTGGTCAGTTCTATCGTATTAAAAATATACATTATAGAATAGAATGTCGTATGCGTCTTGGAATGCTAACACGTATTACAACATAGATGATATTATATTTTATAATTCAACGGCGTACATATGCGTTCTAGGAAATATGAGTGGAACGCATAATGCTCCGCCGAATGCTGCGTTTTGGCAGCCATTTGGTGTAGGAATTATTTTTGCTCAGTGGGCTATGGATACATACTATAATCTAGACGATTTGGTCTATCATAATTCGGTAGTTTATGTTTGTATCCTAGGCAACTATAGTAACGTTGAGAATGCGCCACCGAATGCGGCATTCTGGCAGCCCTATTATGGCAATGGACCGACTGGAGGTTCACCGGGTCCTACGGGTGGTGCTGGTCCTACGGGTATAGCGGGTATGACGGGACCGACGGGACCGGCGGGCACTGCGAGTGGTACGGGTGCTACGGGTCCTATTGGACCGACTGGACCGACTGGTGAGGGGGCTACTGGACCTATGGGCGATACCGGCAGTACGGGACCTATGGGTGATACCGGCAGTACGGGACCTATGGGTTCTACCGGTCCTACGGGGAATACGGGTTCTACGGGTTCTACCGGTTCTACGGGAAATACGGGTGATACTGGATCTACGGGCTCTACCGGTTCTACGGGACCCACGGGTTCTACGGGACCCACGGGTTCTACGGGACCCACGGGTTCTACGGGACCCACGGGTTCTACGGGACCCACGGGTTCTACGG